GATGTATCTGCATCAGTTAAAGCTACAGGTGTGACCTTCATACCATCACCATCTAAAGTAAATTCAGTAGTAATAGCACCTGTTGTTGAATTTTTTGAAATGACTGTAAAGCCATTCTCAGACCTAACTGGTCCGTTAAAAGTTGAGTTTCCCATAGTTGTTACCTATAAAATTCTAGCGTCTTGGTTTGTCTGCTAGGTCAGTCGCTAGATTAATAAAATCCCTAGATACGAAAAAAGGGGAGCATTAGCTCCCCTATAAGTTTAGCTTGAACCGGGTGATCCGTAAATACCAAGAGGATCAGATACACCAAATGAGTATCTTTCTCTTGCTTTATACCTCACATTACCAGTATCAAAATCACCATCCATAGAAGTTTCCATTCCAGTTCTATTGAAATGTTTCATTCCATTTGGAACATCAGTGATTATGAAGAAAGCATTAGTATCGGTTAAATAATGGTTAACCATGTAACCTTCAGGAATAGCTCCGTTAGTTACAATAGCGTTAACATCATTATCTGAAGTACCAACTCTAAATTGACTTTCTAAAAGTCTTGTCGCTGTAAACTGCAATGCAGATGGAACGATAAGTCTTTTTGGTCTAGCTGCAATTTTAAGACCTCTTTGATCTTTAAAAGCTGCAATTTCAATAATCGCATTTTCTAAAGAAGTTTCATTAAGGTCTGCTGCTGTGCTAGGTCTATTAGAGTTTTTACCACCATTTACTAATGGGTGACCATCACCACCAGTTACACCATCTCCATCAGCAGTAAATAAGTTTACTCCGTCTCCAGATTGGAAACTGTTAGTAAACCCATTATTGAGTGGATTCGCAGCTTTAACTTGCTTAGTGTAAGCCATAGCTCTTGCGAGTGCTTTAGTATATCTAGCAGATAAAGAATCGTAGAGGTTATCTTCGATTGCTTCTTCTGTAATAGCAAAACCTAAAGCAATGGTTTCGTGGTTATATCTTGCTGTAAAGCTCTCTTGTGCTGAATCGTAAGTGATTGCAGAACCTTCGTCTTTAACAACCGCCTGACCAAATCCACTTAACTGAACTTCTTCTTCGAATGAACGATCTGAATTTTCAGTTTCATAGATCATGGTGTGCTCATCTTCGTACTTTTCGTACTCCAACCCAAACAAAGCGTTTAGTCCGGGTAGGAGTTCTTTTAACATTTGTGCTCTTGAAATAGCCATATTATTCTCCTAAATTAAACGCCAGTTGTGTTATCGAGTTGATGTCCAACATTAAATTTAACGATGACATCGGTGAAAGAATCACCAACAGAACTATCGGGTCCGTCAACGAACTCCATAATTCTTAATGGTAATGTATTGGTTGTAGCAATAGTAGACGCATCTACTGCGTTTTTACTACGACCAATCGTAGTGCTTCCTGCGGTTTGAACCACAGCAACATTGTTACCTAAAGCTGTTTGTGCAAGTGACGCATCACCTTGCATTTGCATTTCTAGGTAAGGATCATCAACAACATACGCACTAATATCACTAGCAACAGTTGATGCTGGATATGTCTGTGAGAATGTTTTTTGATTTGTATTTGGATCAGTGTATGAAACACCTACAAATACGCCTATGGGAGTACAAGCAGTAGTTCCTGTGTCTTTTTCAACAGTTCCAGAACTTACTATCTTTACAAAATCTCCATAGAATATAGCGGTACCATAGTTGGAGGCTATTTTATAGTGTCTAACTTTTCCTGTGAAGGAACCGCCAGAACTAATACAACCTACAGGCTCGGCACCCATTGGGGTAGCTGAACTAGCCATATAATTCTCCTAAAAGAGGTTAAACAACAGCCCCAAGTAAAATATTAAGTGTTACTTAGAGCCACCAAATGTAGTCCTACTTTTGCGATCTGGTTGTAACAGAGGCATACGAGGATCATTTTCTTTCATAAAGTTATTATCAACGGCTTCCATTTGCTCTGCGGACATTTTTCTGTAGTACTCATCTCTTTGCTCCATAAGCTCTTTTGGAGCTTTACAAAGTAAAAGACCACCTACTTCCAAATTACCTTTACTAGCCCACTCTGAATCCACATCACAAACTAAGTGTAGTTCAGGGTGATCCTCTGCTTTCACAGGCTCCCATCCTTCTCTAAACTTAGAGCTAACATTAGTATTATTAGGTTGCCCTAAAACACTTGTAGCTACCCACCTAAACACCCATCCGTCTTGCGGTGTAGGGCTAGGTAGTTTCGATTGTGGTTCCCAAGATTGGGTTCGTGCAGAAGCCTCTCTGGACTCCGTCTCTCTTGCTGCTCTAGTAACTTCTTCAGTTACTTTATTTTCATCTGCCATTATCTATTCTCCTGTGCGAGTTGTTTGGCGTATTGCTCTGGTGTTAAACCCAAACGCCTTGCGAGGGCGACTTGAGTTGCTGTTAACTGAACTTTGCGAGGCATAGCACCATTGTTTCTTGTTGCAGGTGCTACGACATTCGATGGCTTTTTTGAGGTCTCAGTTTCCACTTCTTCCTGAATTACTTCAGTTTCAGTGGCTACAGCACTTGGTTTACCCTCATAAAGCTCAGGAAATCTTTGGCTCATTCGCTTATCAATTTCCTCGTAATACTGATCACTGTTAGGATTAACTCCTTCAACTTTGATTAATCTCTCATGGATTCCATAAGCATAACCTGTTGCTTCAGGATAATCAGGATTACTAAACCATTTATTATCTTGCAACCATTTTACTTGCCTACTATCTAAGGCTTGTTGTGGTGGTTGCTGAGGTTGTTGAACAGGTTGCTGTGCTTGTTCTTGTATTGCTTCCTGTTGCTGTTGGTAATAATTTAGCTTTTCTGTAGCAGATTTTAAATCAACTTGTGCTGCAAGTATCTTTTCATTTGCTGCTAACATAGCATCGCTATTACCAGCTTCATAAGCCTCTTTAAACTCAGCTTTAGCTTTCTCTAACTCAGCCGTTGACTTAGCAGAAATTTGCCCTAAAAGAGCTTCTTCACCTTTATTAATTAAAGCTGATAGCCTTTTATTTTCCCCTTGAATCTTCTGAGCATAATTAACAGCTTCTTCTCGTAAACGATCTGATGCTTCTTTGGCTCTTCTTTCTTCATGGTACTCATATTTGAGTTTATCAATTCGCTTTTGAACTTTATCGTTAATGCCCTCTATTTCTTCTTCTACATCATTCTTTGCAGTTTCTACTTTAGGGGGCTTACGATCTTCAGGTGGTCTATCGTCAATGACTTCCACCTCGACTTCTTCATTTTTGTTTTCTGTTGAGTCATCTTTGCTTTTACCGATTTGATGTTTGACTCCAAAAAACTTTTCTTCTTTGGAAGTTTCTACAGGTTGTTCTATTGGTTCTACCTGTTCAACTTCTTGATTTGCGGTATTATTTTCAGACATATTAAATTACCTTTACTATTCCTCTTGGGTCTTGAACAACAGCTTCTACACTGTCGTCATTAATTAAACGAAATTCTTTTCCATGCACCATAAATCTAGTGCCTGAATAAGAACGCATAATAATCCAATCGCCCTTTTCACAATAAGGACCATTTGGAAATCTGTTCTTATCTTGATAACAATCATCACCCATTTCTAAAACAAACCCAACGATAGAACCAACTTCTTCCACTCTACGAGTTTCAGATGCTTTAATAATTCCACCTTTGGTAGTTTCTTCTATATCGGGTAATGCGATTAGAATTTTGTAACCCTTTGGAACAGGGAGTTGTTTAGCTTTGTCTGTTGCTTCAACCTCTTTGGGTTGAGTATCCTTTGCAGGTTCTGTCATGTTTTCTCCTTTGCACTAGATTAAGGTCTAGGTCCTTGCGTCAGTTTTGACGATTTACTATTTCTAGCAGATCGAGTATATCTCTTTCTACTAAGGCAAGTCCAGATATCACACCTGTTAGATATCTGTATTCCTCAAAATTTTTACATCCACCGCCAGATAAATGATCAGCATGTTCATTCATATGCTCACGAATCTTCTGTTGTATAGCTTCTACTATATTTTCAGTTGATCCACTCACTCATCTTCCAGTAATGTTTCTGCTATATCTCTACCTATCTTAGCACCTTCTATTTGCTCTTTGCTAGATATTTTTTTATTTTCTGTAGCAGCTTTTAATCCGATGTTAGCACCCGCTATGCGTTCTTGTGAAGCAATTCTTTCTTTTTCTACTTCATTAGTTGCTTTAGCTTTTTCTAAATCAAGAGCCAGTCTTTCAGCATCAGCTTTCATTTTTCTTTGTACTTCAGCTTGTCTGATATCTAGTTCTCTTTCTCTTTGTTGTAATACAGGGTCCTCTAACTGTTCTCTTATTTCTTCTTGTCTTTCATCTGCTTGACTTGAG